AAGGACCAGCTTTTGGTGGAATGCGTTCAGCTAATCTATCTGCTTGTTCACGTCGAATTCGTGACTTCTCTATATTTGGTAAGAAATCAAATCTGTCTAAAGCAGACTCAGCACTAATCAGATCTCTATCAATAAGATCTAAAACTAATTTTTGTTCTGCTGCTTCATCAGTTAGAATCATGCGATCAAATTGTATCTTAGCAGGAAATCTAAACCCCATAGATTTCTGCACACGCTTAATCTCTATCGTCCAAAACTTAATAAGCTTACAACGTAAATACTGTAATCGTTTCATTAATGTTTGCATAGAAATAAAGTTATTAGTAAAACCACCGCCACCTGTACCTGTTAGATTAGGTGGAATACCTATGCCTTCATATATTTCTGACATAACCTGTTGATACTTCTCAGAACCTAAGAATTTATGTACTTGTGTATTAGACTCTTTAAAAGTTAATTCTGGACCCCATACTAAATCTAAAACACCACCTGTGATGTTATTAGAAAGAATATTGCGTAGTCGATTAATAGCGTTTCGTGTTGGTATAATAGAGTTTGGACCATCTAACACACCCAAATTCCACAAGCGTATATTGGAGATAGCACCATCTAAAGCTGACATATCAGCTAGATGCATTTTCTCTAACATAACTAAATTACTTAATATAGGCTTAATCATAGGATTAGCAAACGGAAGCCAGTCATCTTTTTTATAATGAAAGACGCTAAGTTTATCTTGATCTAAAACAATAAATTGTTTACCAGTTTTAAGAGCATCCCTTATGTTCGCGGGTAACTCTTTAAGTAAAGACTTCTGTTCGACAGGAGTCAAATGACCCTTCAGCATATTAGATAGTAAATGAGTAATCTTCAAAATATAAATAGGCTTACCAATAAATACTGCTAATTCGGCACCTACAACATCTATACTTAATGGATTAAGAAAATTATATTCTAGAGGAATAACTCTTTTAGAGATTGGCATATCTTTTAAAACAGTATCAAGATGTTCAGCATTGGCCTTACGCCATTCTTTTTCCTTTTTCTGATTTAATTTGCCGTCCTTACGTTTAACATAAGACTGACCTGATCTAAGAATATAGTTGACTAATCTCTCAGATACATCAGAACCATCAACGTGCTCAAACCATTTTTGATAGAAAGCCTCAATATTTTTATTAGGATGTACTAGCTTGATACCCTGTGAAGCAAACTCACTCATAAGATCGATAGTGTTGCGAATAAGACCAATTTTATCATAAGCCTTCATACAAAGACGAATAACGTCAATTTGCTTGGTAGGAACTGCTTCACCACGTCGAAAGTAATCGTAGTCTTGAATACCATATTCACTCTTAACTGAAACATTAGTATCGATATCTAAGAAGGTTCTACCCATGCTTCCCTGAGAACGCATAACGCCATTGTAATTATCTGCAATTTTGCCAAAACTGATATTTGCTGCTTCGGCTTGAGCTTTAGTCCAATACTGTTTATCTGCCATTTTTACTTACTTTCCCTAAGTGTATAAATAATACCAGTTAAGTTAATACCATTACATTGGCATTGTACTACTTCTGTATAGTATTATACACCATTAATACACACCTTGTATCTTTTCTGTAAACCAAGCAGGACCATGATATAATACACCACCATCTATTCCTACATTACCAGCAAATCCACCATCAGTTGTAGCTATTTCAAATACTACATCTCGCACCAACTGTCGAGCGACCATGTTAGCCATGAGTAGGGCTGAATATCTGTCTTTTCTCTGTCTACCTTTTTTATTCCCCGGTAACTTAATCTCAGGTGTATCCCATTTTTCACGCCCACTAGGAGTCTCGCTAATAATAATGGTGGATAATTCATCTTTTAGTTCTTCTATATCTAACATACAGTCTTCTAGCGTATCGTAAAGTCTACCCTTAAGAGCATCTTTACTAGCAGCTACACTTAATTCTAAACCATCAAAGTGTGGGAACAATGTAACCTTATCTTCAAAATCTTTTCTAAGACCGTGATTTGCCTCACTGGTCCAGTCGGCTGACGCGAATTGTATCATTTCGACGATATGAAGTCCGGACTCACCATCTGTATCCTTTTCTTTTTCAAGATCGACTGTAGGCCAAATAGGAAGCTCTCCTGCCTTAATTTTGTCTTGGTCGTGCAAACCTTCGATCACGGCGATGCCACCACCCTGAGCATCTAACGCGATTCTTGAACAAGGAAACTTTTTCATAAGGTCTCTAATCTGTCTGCAACAATAAGAATAGAAATCGGTCTCTTTAATAAGTTTAGACTTAACTTTCTCTCTGTGGTCTTTCCTAGTTGTACTCCATACATACACAATTCTATGATGATCTGGATGCACTTCCATAATAACAATAGTAAAATTATCCACTTCAGATGCCGGATCTATACCATATATATATTTCATAGCGGGATTACCACGAATCATAGCACCAAAATTAACTTCACCACTAGGCAAACTAATAGGTTTAACATGTGTGCCCACACAAGTCTCTATTAGACTACGCTTATAGAAACCATTAGAATCACTAGAAAATACAGCGCCATATTCCATCTCATAAATACCAGTATGAACAGTAGCTTTAGATCGAGCTACTTGTCCCGCGTCCATAAAACCTAGTGGAATTAATTCATAAGGTATTCTAATAACAGAATAATCGGTCCAATTAAAGTCATTCGGTACTGGTGTTTCTTCGAGTTTTTTATTACCGGCCTTCTTATTAAAGATGTCTTGAATTTTCTTAGGATCACCTTTAGTTCTTACAATAGCTGACCAATACTTCCAATATTCTGCAAAATGATTAAAGTCATAATAAGCTGTACCAGACAAAATAATCTGATTACTCTTGTGAAACGCTTCATCTATATCCTCTTTTACCTCAATACCCCATTCTTCAGCTAATAAATTAGACGCCATTACCATTACATTCTCTATAGGACTAGCACTAACCGAACCGAACCCAGCAACAACGTTCTCAAAAATTTCTCTAGGCGTACTTGCAAATTCGTCATTTATTATATCATTAGCTCTCTGTCCCCTTATCTTTGTACCATCGCCTAAAGGTAATGCAGAAGCTACAGAGTCACCTATATAAAATCTCCACATATCTTGTTCATGCTTAGCTCCACTATTACTAGGACACATACTACGTAATACGGGCGCATTATTCCAAATTGTTTCCATATACTCAAATATAACTTTGGACTGTCTAAAAGCTGCACCCACTATAACTACTTTGCGTTGACGCATAAAAGTAATTCTTAATAACGAATAAAGTCCCAATAGAAAACTATTGTGCGTAACAATATAGTCTTTAGTAACATATGTATTATCATCATTATCCACAGCAATACACATTCCTTCTTTTAGACCAATATGTTCAATATTTACAATAAACGTTTTTTCATATTTTGATTGTCCTTGTTTAGATATAGGGTGATTAATATATCTCAATTTTCTTTTTAATGTAAAAATTGGTATTTTTGTATATATAGTAATTCTGTTGCAATCAGCATACCTGTCCCCATTAAGCCAAGACTCCTTTGTAGTATGTTTGCATGATAATCCTATTGATCTTGCCACATTTAAAAAATCGCCAGATAACTTATTAGAAACGGTATAATACTCTATTACGCTTTTACCATCAGAATATCCATCTGTATCCATAAGCCCACGAATAAGCTCTAACTTTTGTTCATGAGAGCCATACTTATATTCGTCTGGTATAAATTTAGTATGTGAATTATGTCCAAAAATACCAATTTTTTTGCAAAGTTTATGAAACGGTAAAGCTTCTTTATTGTTTTTTACAATTCCATATGCGAATTTTGAAGCCTGTCTTTTTCTTACTTTATAATATCCTCCCTGTTCATCAAAAATTTTATTTATTCTATCAACAATTTCTTGATCGTTTGTGGTAAAAGATATACTATTGTGAGTAATAGAGCCATCTCCCAAAAGTACACCAACAATATAAGGATGTATAATATAATTTTGTTTATTTTCATCTAACAAGGATTTATTAATAGGTAATGCATATCTATATTCTTTTGTTAATTTATTAAGTATGCTAGACTTACTATCTTTTCTAACGCAAAAATAATTTTCAAACATTTTTTTTGTTGTTAGTGTGCTATATTTAATTTTTGTTTTATCTCTATTTTTATATTTATCCCAAACCTTCCATTGGTGATCCTCACAACATTCTATAGTTCTTCCGTCTCTCAAAGTAATTTTATAAAAATCGCCATATTGCAAATCTGTTTTATTTATTACATTAGCCAATTTACCATCAGAACCATATACCTTGTCGCCAACTTCTAAATTACCTAATTTCACCCACCCATTTTTAACTCGAATATTTTCATTAGGAGATAACATTTTACCAAGACCACGTGCCCCTATTAATAAGGGAAATTTTCTATTCCACATTTCTTTTAATATAAGTGCCTGCATGGGTAAAAGCTGTATATTAAATACTTCTTTACATACAAATGAGAAATATTCAGGCCGAGACATTAGCCAAGTAAAATATAGTTCGGGTGTATCTGCCCAAACCGCAGGTATTGTTTCCAGTGGATTAAATAATGTTTTTTCATCTACATTAATATTAAGCCAAGCATCACCCAACATTCTGTTGATTTCATCCATGTCTTTCGGCTTGCTAACATTAAAGTCGCTCATACTCTATAACCTCTTGAAATATCTCAATGGCCTTCTCACATGCACCAAACTGATCGTCACAAAAATGTAACTCAATATCGTACTTATCGGCTAATCTAAATAAAGCACTCTGTAAATATTTGCCTGTAACTTTTAGTCTTTTCCAATATCGTTTAGGTATACCTGAGTTGTTAGGAAAAATATCAAAATCACTCATTGGAAATTCACACACAATATATTTATATGTAAGATCCTGCATAGCTTTCAACTCTTTTTCAAATTGAGGTTTTTTCTTACCAAGATTCATACTTAATTCACCAGTATTGGCTTTACGCTCTATAGCAAAGATATCTTCAAAACCTTTAATAGTGTAATCACCGGGCCATACTGTTTCTACAGTAACAGACTTGATATCATTATATATATCAAATCCCCAACCGTGCTTTTCTCTAGTATCTTTTATAATATGCATAGTTACATTTTCCTAATTAAACACATTCCATTGTAAAAACAAACAGAGTCAAATTTACGTTGATCATCTGCTATCGCACGTTGTAAATGTATTGATCCTTTTTTAATTGTTATCCGCGTTACTTTATGAACATTGTCAATAACATTAATTAAAGTATTTGTTATATGTGGAAAACATTTACCATATTGACTTTCTTGCAAAGATCCATTATGATATGCAAAATGTAAATCTTCAATAATATAATATCCTTTAGATTTAATGTATGGAAATAATGTTTCAAATGATATCCTTTGGTGTTCTTCATTATGGCTGCCATCATCTATAACAATATCAATTTCACCTATATCACTGGCTACTTTATTTAAAAATTCTACATCATCTTGACTACCAATATTTATTTTTATACAATCTTCTTCAAATTGTAAACATCTATCATCTATATCAATACCATGTATAATTGCATTATGAAAAAAATCTTTCCACATACGAACAGACGCACCTGTTTGTACACCGATCTCAAGAACATTTTTTATATGATGTTTTATACAATCAAAATACATATTATAAACATCAAAATAATGATCAAAGGGATCTTTAGTTACTATACAGTTATGTTTAATGGCAAGTTCTTTTAAAATATGCATTATATTATTCTTAATAATTCCAATAGTGTACCAAAAAAAA